CTTCAGCCGGGAGGCATAATTGTGATAGTAATGACACGATGGAGCACCAAAGATTTGGTTGGAAAAGTGTTAAAAAAACAAGGCGATGAAAATGCAGACCAATGGGAAGTGGTTGAGTTTCCAGCAATCATGCCAGAAACAGAAACTCCTTTATGGCCTGAATTTTGGAAAAAAGAAGAACTCCTGTCAGTCAAAGCATCACTGCCGGTTTCTAAATGGAACTCACAGTGGATGCAAAATCCTACTTCTGAAGAAGGCAGTATAGTAAAAAGAGAGTGGTGGAGAGAATGGAAAGGTGAAGAGGTACCAAGTTATGAATATGTTATACAAAGTTACGATACGGCTTTTTCTAAAAAAGAAACCGCTGACTATTCGGCTATAACTACTTGGGCAATATTTAAAGACCGTGATGAGGTTGAACAAATAATATTATTAGACGCAAAACGATACAGAGTGGATTTTCCAGAATTAAAAAGAATTGCTTTCGATGAATACAAATACTGGGAACCAGATTGTGTGTTAATAGAAGCAAAAGCCTCTGGTACACCTTTGACACAAGAATTAAGAAGAATGGGCATACCTGTTACAGCTTATTCACCAAGCAGAGGCCAAGATAAAGTAGCCAGAATGAACAGCGTAGCACCCATATTTGAGTCTGGAATGGTTTGGGCACCAGACGAAGATTACGCAGATTTAGTCAGAGAAGAACTTGCTTCTTTTCCATTTGGCGATAATGATGATTTCTGCGATAGTACAACAATGGCGTTAATGAGATTTAGACAGGGCGGTTTTTTATCTTTAAAAGAGGATTATCAAGATGAAATAAAGTTTTTATCTAAAAACAGAACAGTATATTATTAATGAAAATATTTATAACTAGATTTATACACGACACAAAAGAGTATGAGGGTCCAGATATACACGCAGAAAATGAAGAACAAGCAGAATTGATAGCAGAATCGCAAGGTTTAATTTTAGAAGGCGAGCTAACAGATTTATTTTCTTTGGGTGACGAAATGCGACCTAGAGTGCTACACTAAACGATTATGGCAATAGACAAAGCATTAGAACCAAACAACAATCTTGACGTTATAGAGCAAGGCTCCAGCGTTACGATACCACAAGAACCTTCAAGACAAGACATGATAAGTGACGCAGCACAAATACTTGTTAATGAAGATGAAATTCTAATAGGAGATGAATTAGAACAAGAGCCAATGCCAGAAATGGATTTTGATTCTAATTTAGTGGATTTTATTGACCCTACAACACTTACTAAAATTGCATCAGATTTAATTAGTTCTGTGGACAGTGATAAACAATCAAGAAGTGAATGGGAAAAAACTTACACAGAAGGCTTGGAATATTTGGGCATGAAATTTGATGAACAAAGAAGTCAGCCATTTGAGGGCAGTTCTGGTGTAATCCACCCGATATTAGCAGAAGCCGTTACTCAATTCCAAGCACAAGCTTATAAGGAAATGTTGCCAGCTAAAGGTCCTGTTAAAACTGAAATAGTTGGTGCAAGGACCATAGAAACTGAAAGCCAAGCGGCAAGAGTACAACAGTTCATGAATTATTACATTATGAATGTAATGCAAGAATACGATCCAGAGCTGGATATGTTGCTTTTTTATCTGCCCCTAGCCGGAAGTGCATTTAAAAAAGTTTATTTTGATTTTGTTACAAACAAGGCGGTGTCTAAATTTATACCTCCTGAAGACTTAATAGTTCCTTACGAGGCATCTAACATGTCATCGGCAGAAAGAATCACACACGCGATTAGCATGTCTCTTAATGAAATCAAAAAACAACAAGTCACAGGTTTTTATGCAGATGTTGAAATAAATGACGAAGACTACAGTGAAGACGAATCAGAAGTTAAAAAACAAATTGATGAAATACAAGGCATAGAGTCTAGTTATAAAGAAGACAGAAGCAGAACTATTTATGAAATACACACTGTTTTAGACATAGAAGACTTTGAAGACTTAGATTCAAATGGTGAACCTACTGGGTTAAAACTGCCTTACATTATTACTATTGATGAAGCGTCAGAAACAGTTTTGTCTATCCGAAGAAATTATTTAGAAACCGACCCATTAAAGAACAAAATCAATTACTTTGTACAATACAAGTTTTTACCGGGATTGGGTTTTTATGGATTGGGCCTTTCACACATGATAGGAGGTTTATCTAAAGCATCTACCTCTATACTTCGCCAACTTATTGATGCGGGTACATTGGCTAACTTGCCAGCTGGATTTAAAGCCAGAGGTATGCGAATAAGAGACGAAGACCAACCATTACAACCCGGCGAATTTAGAGACATCGACACCACTGGTGGCAGTTTAAGAGAAAACCTTATACCTTTACCAATTAAAGAACCAAGTAATGTTTTGATGCAACTTCTTGGCTTATTGGTTGATTCTGGCAAAAGATTTGCAGCTATTGCAGACATGAATGTTGGCGATAGTAATGCAGCCATGCCAGTAGGAACTACTGTGGCTTTGTTAGAAAGAGGCACAAAGGTGATGAGTGCTATACATAAAAGATTGCATTACGCACAGAAAATAGAATTCCAACTTTTATCTAAAGTTTTTTCAGATTATTTACCACCCTCATATCCTTTTGCTATGGGTTCAGCACCCAATGAAATTAAACAACAAGACTTTGATGGACGTGTAGACGTAGTGCCTGTATCTGACCCTAATATATTTTCACAAAGCCAAAGGGTAACTCTGGCACAAGAATTGTTACAAATGGTTCAATCCAATCCTGAAATACACGGGCAACAAGGTCTGTACGAAGCTTATAAAAGGATGTACGCAGCTTTAGGTGTAGACGATGTAGAGTCTTTAATACCGCCGCCACCAGACAGCACACCCAAACCAGTTGAGGCTGGTATAGAAAACAGCAGTTTAATGATGGGACAGCCAGCACAAGCTTTTGAGGGGCAAAATCACAAAGCTCACCTAGAAACACACAAAAGTTTATTTTTGACACAAGTTGTAAAAGAAAACCCAATGATACAGTCAATAATAATTAGTCATTGTATGCAACATTTACAACTGCTTTCATCTGAAATATCTTCTCAACAAATACCAGAAGAAGTGCAAATGCAATTACAAGAAGCGCAAGGCCAAATGCAACAGATGTCACCGCAAGAAGCCGAACAAATGCAACAACAAGTCCAGATAACATTGGATCAATACAGTGCACCTATAATGGCAGAATTAACATCTGAATTCTTACAATCCATTGGTCAAGGTCAAGACGGTGATCCTTTGGTTGAGATTAGAAAAACTGAGTTAGATTTAAAAGGCAAAGAGCTGGATATTGAAACGCAACAGTTTATGCAAAAACAGAACCAAAGATCACAAGAAAAAATGCAAGAGAATAATTTACAAGAACAACGCATAAATGTGCAAAAAGATATTGCAGATGATAAACTAAATGTAGCTATAGACAGACTTAAACAAAATGCTGATTTAAAGCTACTTGAATTAGGAACAAAAACGAGGAATTAATTATGGCAACATCATTTAAAATGAAAGCAGCAGAAGAACTGCGTCAATCAAAACGATTAGAAAGAGAAGCAGAAGCAACGGCACACGCACAGTTAACAGCAGCTAAGTATGCTAAGAACGCAGCAAATGAAAAAAGAATTGCAGACAAAATGGCTAGAATAGAAAAAGGTGAAGAACCTGTAGTTTCAGAAGAGGTAGTAGAAGAGGTAGTAGAAGAGGTAGTAGAAGAGGTAGTAGAAGAAGCAGTAGAGCCTATAAAAAAATCTAAAGCTAAAAAAACTAAAGCAAAACCAGTTGCTAAGAAAAAAAACAGACCATCTAAACCAAAAAAATAATGGATGAAATTCAACTGCTTGATAAAATTAAAAGACTTATTACAAACAGAGAATCACAAGTAAAAGAAACTTTGATGTCAGGTGGATTAAAAGATATGGAACACTATAGATACTTGCAAGGAGAGCTATCTGCCTTATACTATATGCAAACAGAATTAAAAAGTTTTTTTAAAGAGGAATAAATGGTAGAGCTTAAATCAACAAACGACATAGTTGCAGATGCTTACATAGAAGAAGAGGCTAGAGTCTTAGACCCCACTCTGTTAGATAAATCACTTCTTGACCGTATGCCACAACCAACCGGTTGGCGTATGCTGGTTTTACCCTATGCTGGTAAAGCACAAACAAAAGGCGGAATACATTTAGCAAAACAAACACAAGATCGTGAAGCACTAGCTACAGTGGTTGCTTATGTCGTCAAACAAGGACCTGACTGTTATAAAGACAGCAAAAGATTTAGTGGAACACCGTGGTGTGAAGAAAAACAATGGGTTTTAATAGGGCGTTACTCAGGCTCTCGTTTTAAATTGGAGGAAGGTGCTGAAGTACGCATTATCAATGATGATGAAGTGATAGCCACAATTCTCGACCCTGATGACATAGTGAGTTTATGATGAATGAACAAGAAAATGCACAACAAATTCAGCCAGAGGCTGATGATGTTGAAGTAGAGGTAGTAGAACAGGACATAGTAGAAGCGTCTCCAGATGATGAGTTGGAGAGCTACACTAAATCGGTTTCTAAAAGAATAAATAAGTTAAACGAGCGTAATAGAGCTACTGAAGAAAGAGCAGCACAATTAGAGCAAATGCTGGCACAAAAACAGCAAGAAACAGCTTTTTATAGCCAAGAGCGTGTGCAATCAAGAGCGCAGTTGGTGCAAGCAGAAGAAAACACAATAAACGCTAAAGAGGCACAAGCTGATGAGTTATACAAAAAAGCTGTAGCTTCTGGTGATGCAGATTTAATGTCTAAAGCTGACACTTTAAAAAGTGATTTAAGCATACAAAAAGAAAAAGTTAGAATGGCCAAAGCTCAGGTAGCGCAACCCGTTCAACAACAACAGCAACAACAGCAATACCAGCAACAACCGCAACAACAGCAGTTGGTGAAACCAAGTGATAAAGCCTTAGATTGGCACGAAAATAACTCTTGGTATGGCGATGCTGATAATGAAGAGACTGTGCAAGCATCTCAATATGCTGACTATACACATATAGTTCTGATGCAAGAGGGTTATGAACCTGAATCAGATGACTATTACAATGAATTAACAGGCAGAGTTAAAAAAGTTTTCCCTACATTAGAAGGGCAAAAAAATGACGTACAATCAGAAGCCAGACCCGCTGTGCAAAGAGTCGCTTCAACTTCCGTAGGAAGTCGTCAAAAAACACAAGGCAAGAAGAACGGTGTGACTTTTTCTAAATCAGAAGTCGAACGTCTTAGAGGGTTAAAACCACACAATATGTCGGAAGACGCGTGGCTTAAATCCGTTGCTAAAGAGAAACAAAAAATTTCACAAAGAGAGGCAAAATAAGATGACTAATGAAATAGAACAAGAAACAATAACCAGAAAATCCCGTGAATCCGAAGACCACGCTAAAAAATCGAGAAGAACCCCATGGCGACCAGTAAGAAAACTAGAAACACCTCAAGCACCTGAAGGATATGAATATCGTTGGATAAGAGAATCAATGATGGGGCAAGAGGATAGAGCCAATGTAAGTAGAAGAATTCGGGAGGGTTGGGAACTTGTAAAAGGAACTGACTTACCTCAAGAATTTGAACTGCCTACTATGGATTCTGGTAGACACGCTGGTATTGTATATAACGAAGGACTACTCTTAGCGAAGATTCCTCTTGAAACCATTGCTGAACGTAATGCTTATTACCAAGGCAAAAACCAACAAGCAAAAGAAGCATTAGACAATAATATGTTTAATGACTCTGCTAAAGATGGAAGGTATGTCAAGTATGACTCGCAAAGAAAGTCTAATGTTACTTTTGGGAAAAAGTAACGATCATAACTTAATAGGTAAATAAATATGGCTAATAAAGATGCCCCATTTGGATTAAAACCTGTTCGTATGAATGGCGGAGCACCTTATTCTGGAGGACAATCCAGATATAGGATAGCTAGTGGAGCT